TGTGGCGGGGCGTGATAGCGCGATGGCAAAATGCGCGATAAATCACTTCCCAAATTCATTTGATTGTATCAAGGTTCATTTGATTATCCCCGCCGCCGATCGATATTTACCCTCCTCATAGTTCCTGATCAGCAGCTCTTTTACACTTTTTTTCTTGTTTGCGCCACCGGCAGTATATGTCGTCCCGACTGCCTCGATTTTAAACCCTTTGAACAAACTCCGGATGTCCGGGACATCATTTATCGACATTATAAATTTACCCTTTATTCCAGCCAATATATCCTTCAACCGGCCAAAGTCTTCCCGGCTGAATATCCCTTTGCCGTAATAATCCTCAAAGCCATAATAAGGAGGGTCACAATAGAAGAAGGTGTCAGGCTTATCAAATCGGTTAATAATGGCGTCAAACGGCCTATTCTCCACATATACCCTAGAGAGACGAAGATGCACCGCTGATAACTCCTCTTCGATCCGCAGCAGATTGAGTCGCGGGCGTGACGTTGTGGCTATATTAAAGGATGGGTTTTCCAATCGCGCTGCAAATCCGGATTTTAAAAGATAATAAAACCGCACTGCCTTCTGGATATCCGTCAGAGTATCCGGATTCTCCAGTTTGAAACGTTCGAATTCATCCCTGGCCATGAGTATCCATTTTAAATAGCGAATAAACTCTTCCAGATGGAGTTTGACCACTCTATATAATGTAACCAGATCGGTATTGATATCGTTGATTATTTCAACGTTTGATTCTTCCTTCCGAAACAGCAGCCAGGCCGCGCCAGCGAATACTTCACAATAGCAATTATGATCCGGAATCTTTGTGATGATCTTCTTTGTTAAAAGCGATTTTCCGCCCATGTACGCGAGAAAACTATTCATGCGATCCTCCATTGATTTATGGGATGCCGCCTGATATATTCCGGCCCTGGTTCACTGGGTGGATGGTAGCAGGTCATCCTGTCTTGCGAGTATTGATCGCATGGTTTTGGGAGTTGGCGCTCCCATAATTACTGTCCGCCTTTCGCTTAATATTTAATGATCATCATCCTTGTTGTATTTACCGGGCGTGTTTCGTTTCCGCCTGTTGAACCTGTAGTTTTAGATGATGATCCGCCAAGCCCATCACCAGCGCTACCGTCACCATACATTTCATCACGTGTTGCTGTTTTAGCTGGCATAGCATGTGTGTGCGCCTTTAAAGCTTCGGCTTGTTCAGTCCCGACATGATCTCCTGATGTTCCATCTCCGCGATCCGTCCGGCTGGCTCTATCAGGATCAATGGCCGCACCATGATCCCATACACGAAGGAACATACCTCTGGAATCCGGCAAATTAAAGGTAGTGCTTCCATCGCCAGAGCCATACATTGTGCTAATTACTGCAAATAATGCAGCGTAGGTTGTGCGCGATATTGCCGCCCCGTTTTCTTCCAGCCATCCTGCCGGGGGTGTTTCTTTCGGCCAAAACATTTCTGCGCCAACCGGTATAGTTGAAAGAGGTGTGTCCAATTGATAATAGGTACCGTCATGATGAACGGTAATAATGCCTCCAGCCTGAATATCGCCTGACTGAAGGGCCGTTCCATCTTTCCTTTTGATTGCTATCGCGCCCGGCCCTGGATTAAACGTGCTTGCGCCGGTGTTTGCGTTAGTAGCCTTAAAAGTAAGCGGCAGACCGGCAATATGCGCCGTTAAAGCCGGGGAATATGTGGCCACGTACGCATTCGCCGAGCCGGTATCAGCCGCGTAATATAAAGTAGGCGTGGCAGATTGTAATTGATAATAGGTACCGTCGTGCTGAACGGTAATGAGGCCTCCAGCCGGAATATCGCCGCGTTGTAAAGCGGTACCATCTTTCCTTTTGATTGCTATCGCGCCCGGCCCTGGATTGAAAGTGCTCGCGCCGGTATTTGCGTTAGTAGCCTTAAAAGTAAGCGGCAGACCGGCAATATGCGCCGTTAAAGCCGGGGAATATGTGGCCACATACGCATTCGCCGCGCCGGTATCAGCCGCGTAATATAAAGTAGGAGTGGCAGATTGTAATTGATAATAGGTACCGTCATGCTGAACGGTAATTATGCCGCCAGCCGGAATATCGCCGCGTTGTAAAGCGGTACCATCTTTCCTTTTGATTGCTATAGCGCCCGGCCCTGGATTGAAAGTGCTCGCGCCGGTATTTGCGTTAGTAGCCTTAAAAGTAAGCGGCAGACCGGCAATATGCGCTGTTAAAGCCGGGGAATATGTGGCCACATACGCATTCGCCGAGCCGGTATCGACGGCGTAATCAATCGGACATGAGCCGTCAACATCGCGGCCATCATGGCGGTGATTTTGCATCGCATTTAAAAATGCCGCTGTAACGAGCGTCCCTGGAGAGACAGAATCCTGAAATGGTGTTTTACTCATATTGGTCTCCTTTTATGCGTAGGCATAGATGACTTGTGTGTGCGCCGGTTTTATATCTGTAAAAAGCCCTTCTAGCGCTGAGGCTATTCCGGCATCAATCAGAGGGTCACCGGCGCGTGATTGCCCGGCCCTGAAATAGATCACCGGTATTCCTGTAAAAGTGACCCGCCAGCGGAAACGGCCTTCCAGTCCATATCCATCAGTGTTCGGCAGTAGCTCCTCGATTGTCACGGTATAACCCATTGTCTCCGCCAGTGCGGCAAAATAGGGAAGGGACAATCCGCCGCGTTCGCGCAGTCTGGCGATTACCCGCAACTGGCGCGTCTGCAGGAGGTCGCCTGTGGCGGGTATAAGGCCGCAAACCCGTTCCCAGTCTTCTATGGTACTATCGCACGATTCCGGGAAGGCCTCTCTTAATAACAATTCCGCGCTGGCTTGAGCGGCATCCAACTGTGCGCCTTCCAGGGCAAGATCGTCATCGAACACGCCGCCGAGGGCTATCGGTAATAATGATTTTAGTACATCCTTATGAAACACTGATCGCTCCTGGTCTGATCATCTGATATGTGGTGGCTGAGACATCCGACGCCGGTGTGGAGACTGTCGCGTTTGCCGCGCCCGCGTCCATCGCGATCTGCACGAGTTTAGCCTTGTACAGCGTCTGTCCGGGTATCATTGTATTCATATAAGCTTCGATATTGTCGGCAATGGCAGCCAGATCAATGCCCGTACCGGTGGCAGTCATTGTAACGGCCTGTGTGACCGGTGTCGGCGCGAAAATGGTCACTTTAGAAGCCGTTACCGGGCGCAACGGATCGATGTATGATTTAACCTGCGCGACAAGGCCTTTAATGACGTAGCTTTTACCCGTGGCGAGGAAAATATCATCGGTCAGCGTAGCCTGCCCGGCTGCGTCTACGGTATCAATGGTGGTTTCTGTATTGTCCGTTATGTTTTCTACTATGTCGCCGGGTTTGACGGTGTAAGTAGAATCAGTGAATGCACCGGCGCTGTCTACCAGTTTGCCCGCGCTAATAGAGGTGTTAACTCCTGTATGCGAATGGATAATATAAGGCTCACCGGCATATTTAAAAATATCAGCCACCAGCGTCAACTGAATGGCGCTGTCCACGGTGGATACGGTAGTCTGCGTCCCGCGCAGCGGATTTTCCACGATATCACCTGCGGCCACGGCGTGGGCTGTTGTGAACGTGCCCGCAGAGTCTTTTAATTTGCCCACTGTAACTGATGTCGTCACACCGATCCGCGCCGATGAGCTGGGAATCTCGCTGCCGGTTGTGTCGACGTCAGCCAGGATAATCACGTCCACCGTGCCCAAACCCTGACCCAGTGGGACGCACCAGGCCTGGGCGACACCGTCGATCTCTTTTGCCCACTTGATATAATCGTATTGATTGCCGCCTGCCGGTGGACGGCGGATATATTCGAGGATGCGCGCCAGATAATCGGCATCGGTTTCGCCAACGTTGCGGGATATTCCGCGCACCCAGCCGTGATGCTCAAGATACGCGGTCTCCGCCGTGTCCGGAAACATCTGCTTTGCGATCCAGTCCTGATATTTATAGAGACCCCAAAGAGCCGATGCCAGGCAAGCGCTTTTCATATAGATTAGGCTGCCCTGGGAAAGGTCGGCCTCCGGAAACTGATTTTGCCAGTCCGTTAAAATGGCCGCGAAGAGTGTGTCAAAATCTTTTTGAAAATCCATATCAAATTACCTCTATAAAAGTTGAGAAGGCCACCGGCGCAGCGCCGGAGTATGGTGTCACTTCAATGAGCAGTTTCAGCCGGTTTAAATCCTCTGTCCGGTCGCGCTGGGCGTAGACATTCACGGCTGACGCTTTACCGGCGTCGATCATCCACTGCAGGGCTTCCTTGCAGTAATCAATTGCCAGGCGCATGGTTGTATCGGTGTTTTTAGCTCTCTGGAGCAGATGCAGGCGGGAGCCAAAAGAAGTATTAGCAAAAAATGATCCGCGCGCGACGACCAGCGATAAATAGATGTTGTTCATTATCGTTTCGACCTTGTTAAAGGTCATCGCGCCGATGCCACTCTCTGTTGTTATAGCAAAATCCATATTTACCCTGCCTTTGTGACGGATGTGCCTACGTTTGCAGTGAGCAGCGCCTGATCAGGAGCGGAGCCACCGTTGTGTGTATGTGCCAGTAACCAGGTAACAAGCCGTTCATCCATTAGGTATCGCGTTGTGCCGCCACCTAATATGATTGCAGGGCTATCGACCTTTACTTCCGCGCCACTTACGATTTCTATTTTTCTGTCACGCTTCAAATGAATTTTGTCACCCTCATCGGTATAGATTGCGACTTCGCCGTCTTCGAGCGCTATGCGGTACCGGCGATCATCGGAGGCAATCGCCACAATATGATTGCCTTCCCGGATCATGATAATTTCCGCGCCTTCTTTGGGACGCGACGTGAATCCGTAGTGCTGGAAATACTCTCTGTCTTCAAACGATTCATCCGTCCGTCCGGACGCGGTAAAGAGTTTGATTAAGCCTTCAGTCACTGAGGTTACAATGCCACGAATCATGCTACCACCCCCGGTACGCCGAGTTTTACCTTCGTGATCGGGCCGGTTTGCTTATCCAATTCAAACGTGCGGCCATAGATCAAATAATCGCCGTCGATATATTGTTTTTCGTCTTTGATCCTGCACATCTTGTTAATTGCCCAGTTCTGGCCGTTCTGGCTGTGTCTGCCGACTGTATAAACAAGACGCGTGCCTTCCCTGCGGTGTTTTTCCATGATAACTCTGGCGCGTTCTTTAGGGCTTAGATTATCGTTATTGTCCGTAGTGACAAACGGTTTATAGAATGGAAATGTCGGGTCAATACACGGAGTACCTTTGTTGTCCGTGTTGATCCCTGAAGGATTAGCAATTGTCGGTGCGCCCTGTTGCTGGCCGACAACGATATATTTAGAGTAGCGCCTGGATATATCCTGCGCCACTTCGGATTCGATCACGTTATTGCCCCTGCCGCTTTTAAGCATCGTTAACGTGTATTCCGGCGCTCCTTTGGCCAGCGGGCGTCTAAAGACTAACTGTCCTTTTTCGGTACAGTAAAACAACATCCCACGGCTCAGAGAATAATTTTTAAGCACTTCAAAGATGGTCATGCCCGCTTCGATATGGCCGATCTTCTGGGCAGTATCTAACGCGGACAAAAAACCTGATCCTGTAGCTTTTTTCCCTTTGAGCGTACCGACGACATTTTTCTCATAGTCAATGGATTTAAGTGAGATAAAAGGAGCTTTGGCTAAAAGAAGTTCTGCCAGGGTTTTTAGTTTCATATTCTTGGTATCAACAAATGACTCGCAGTAAGCATCCACCAGCCAACCCATGAAATCACGGCCTTCCACCGCTAGAGATTCGCCGCTCTTATTGACTTTGCGATGCACCTTGTCAATGATGCCGGTCAACTCTAAATTGTTGTTTATCCATAAATCACATTGTTTCCCGGCGGTGATTACCGTTTCCGGATTGGCCAGCTCGAGGTGAAAAGCATCGGCGGGCGTGTACAGATCCGCGTTGATGGAATACTTTAAAAAGTGTTCTATTTTAATGCCACCAATTTTTAATTCGACCTTATCGGGCATAGACAAAGACCTCACCATCAGCGAAGTTCGGGTTTTGAATATTTCTGTTAACCTTCAGTAAACGCTCCGCGTCTGTGTAAGGCAGGCCATACTTCAGGCAGACAAGATGCAACGGCATGGGGTTATCCAGCGTTACAGCGATCATTTTCTCGCGTTCCAGACGAACAGAGTTGATCTGAGTAAGCAGGGCCGCCGCCATTGTTTTGAGGCTGTCCATTTCGCGGGCGACTTCCACAGCCGCTTCGATCCGCGTGCGGACGATGGCCAGCGTCTCTTCCAGTTCCCGGATATTCATAACTTGAAAATCGGGATCACCGTCCCGGAAGGCCTGTTCATCGGCGGCATAGATTGCGGCGGCTTCCAGCGCCAGACGCTGGGCACAGGTGATCTGCAAATGTTTAGTCATGGTTTCTGAGGCTGACTGCCCACTTACGGATTCGCCGAGATCAACGTAAGAATCCTGCAGATCATCGAAGGCATCGTTTAACTTTGATATGAACTGGCGCGGATAATTCCACGAAGAATCGAACAGTCGCGCAATCTTTTCCACGGCGCTGGAATGAGATCCCAAAATTCTACCGGGAAGATTATCAGCATAGATAATAGTAGCCTGAAGCGAGTTAAGAGGGCTGAGTTCCTGATTGGCTACGGCCTGAGATATGGCAAGGTAATCTTCCACACTGCCGACAAATACCCGCGCCTGTCCGGAGAATTCCTGCATCTGCACCAATAACCCGGTGTCTGCATCCAGTATTTTAGTAACGGCCCCGGCGTCGGCGGTAGGTATTGCGGCCTTGATGTCGTAAGCCAGGGTGTTTAGTTGCTGATCCTGCCCTGTCAGATATGCGTCTTCCACTGCAGATAAAACGCTTTGCGAAGACGCGACATTCAGCGCTCCGCGCATCTGCTCGACAAAGGATATGTCCAGTGAAGCCTTGCGGATGCTGTCGTCATGCATGACGGCAATGGATTCGATCTTCCCTTTGAGCAATCCGTATTTAGGATGCACAAAATCAAGCAGGTCTTGAGTTGCCAGAGAGTCTAATAATGTTTTATGGTCGGCATAGGTTTGCTGTTCGGCGTCATCCCAAAAATAACAGCGCACGCGGATGGTGTGGGCTTTTTGACCCATGTCTTCCAGATCCGCACCGTCTGCATAGGGATAGTCATAGCGGGCGATCGCTTTTTCAAAATTATCTTCAATGGTTTCCATCTGGATAAATAAATCATTGAGATATCCATGATCGAGGTCTAAAGATGTTTGATCGAAATCTAATGCCATTGTGTCGCTTCGCTCCTTGTGAAGGGTGAATAGAAAACCATCTACTCATCCACGTTACACCGCGAAAAAATTTCCGCGAAAAATATTTATTTTAAAATCGGCGCCATTACTACCATCGGCAAACAATTTTAAATCCTTATCTAATTTCAGATTAATTGTGTTTTTAACCTCTGTTTTTGCAGGTTTTTCCGCCTTATGCAAAAAGTCATAGAGCATATCGCCCCATGCCCCTTCAAACACCTCCAACTGTTTTCCACCCGTTAATGTTTTATTGATCCAATTATCGCCGCTGCCCCCGCGTAACGCATTAACCAGCGACGTCACTGCTGTAGCGGATGCCACTGTAGCTGCAATAACGGCACCCACCGTCCCTATTACCGGGGCCAACGCCACTAGTCCCACTTTATCGAGGACACCCGGTACGCCAACACCGCCAGCTGGCATATTTGTAACGAAGACTGGTGTGACGCCTGCTACTTCTTGCAATGCTTTTCCTTCGGCAACGCCTATGGCGGTTTTGCCAAAACCACCGAGCACTTTTTTTATTGTGCCAAAGCCGAGAGCGCCGAGAACACCGAGGGATAAAGCGGCTGCGCCGTAGCCTGCCGCCTTTGTGACACCAGGATGATCCGCCGCAAACTTGACCGGTTTTTTGGCCAGGTCGTATATAAATTTCAAATCTGTTTTGATTGAACCGAGTTCGCTCTTGACTCTTTCCAATTGTTTGAACCACGCCGCATCGGCGGCGGCGGATCGTTCAGCGGCGATCTGCGCGGCGTGGCCCATTTCGTCCATACCCTTTTTGAAATTTTCTTTCTGGCTGAAGATAAAATCGAGGCGCTGGCGGGAATTCGGGCCGAATGTTTTGTCAATGACTTCGTCGTATTTGCTGGAACTCATCGTCTTGCGCATCTTTTGCAGATAGGCTTCGAGGTCTTTTAATACTTCGAGCTGATCACGCCATTCGCCCGTTTTTTTATCTTTAACCTTAATGCCGCTGGCTTCCAGGATGTCGGCCTTATCCTGTATCGCGCCCAGTGTTTCATTGAGCTGCATGATAACACGCGGATTACTCATGCCCGCCATATTCAGGCCGCGCAGCATGCCAAGGGTTTGTATATAATCTTTTTTCGACCCGCCGCGAAGAACCAGACGCTGCATCATGGTATCAAGGGATTCCACGTCTACACGGGAAGCGACCATCGCGTCTGCGACGCCTTTTGCTTCTTTTGCGGTGAGTTTGTATAGCTTCATGATCTGAACAATGCGATCCTGTACGACATCATACGGCGCTTTCATCGCATCGGCGGCTTCGTCAGAGATCTTCACGATTTCCAAAATTTCATCCGGTTTGTAATTAAAAGATAATTTATATGCCGACTGAAAAGCTGTGCCCTGTTCAATACCGCGTTCACCGGCGACAGCCGCGATCTTAGTTTTTAAGTCATCAAGCTCCTTGCCGGTCAGTTTTAGATTTACTTGCATCCGAAGAAGCGCGTCGTCGATAGGCATATAATCGGATAGGCCAAATAATTTTTTCAAAACAAGTCCGCCGGAAAGAGCGGCGGCGGCATTGCCCAAAAATCCAATATTCTGCGTCAGATTTGCGACGACGGAGGCAGCACGGGAAGCGTACTGTTTGAACCCTTCCAGCGACCGTTCACCCGCTTTTAATCCGCTTTGAAACTTGTCTGATTTCGTGATCAGTTCCAGGTATACTTTTAAATCAGGCATTATTTCTTGCTCTTCACTGAATATTTTTTGCCGCTTGTTTTCGGTTCTTTCATCTCTTTGGCCGCGTTAAGATATTCCATCGTTACCATTATCGGCATCGTCAAAACATCTTTTAACTCAAACCCCATATCTAAGAGAGCCAATATGACCTTGCGGCTATTTTTTGTTTTCGGCGCGAAAGGATTTGCGCTTCGCGTCCAACCTCTCTTCCGCTGCGCGCAGTTCGTTGAAATTATCCTGACTCATCGACATCAATAGATCGCCCGTGATCTTATCCTTTGGTATGCTGCCAAGAGATACGAGCATATTGGCGAGCACGCATACACTCAAGTATTGAGGGTTTTTCACCGCTCTCGCTGTTACGTCCGCATCATCAAAAACAGAAATCGCATCGCCCACGAGCTGTTCGCGTATTTCATATCCGCTATGTAATGTCCCGTCGTATTCTATTCCGTCCGGAAGAGTTCCTTTTTCGGTAAACATAATTTAATCTCCTCGTTATTCCTGGATTGCCCGGTCAGGCCGGGCAATGACAGGAGGTTGTTTTTATTTCCTGGTCTTGGCCGAAAACTCGATGGTGCGGACTGATTCCTTGTCGCCATCGTGTTTCAATGCGCCGATTTTCAGGACGTAAACACCGGCGTATTTGACGCGGGTGCCGTTCATGTAGTCAATGGTGATCGTCCCGCCTTTGACCTCAGTAAAATCGAATTCCGGCCCATCAAAGGGAACTACGTATTCCACATTGACGCCGTGGCGTGGCTGTGCCGTAGTGTGGCCGGTGCCGTTCATCAGGTTGACGACCTTGTGAAGTTCGAATTCCTTCTCTTCCACCGATTTGAAATCGGTAATGCTTTTGCCGTTTATCTCCAGCAGTACCTGACTTACAAATTCTTCTGACATATTTATTTACCTCCATTCCTGGATTCCCGCCTGCGCGGGAATGACATTATTTTTTATAAAAGCAGATCTATCCGACCGGCGAAGACATGCAGGCCGTTGACCACGTCGCAGGGGATCTTCGCATCGAGCCGGTTGGCGTCTTGCAGATCTCGCTCGACGATAACGCCGTCCGCATTGGCTTCGACCTCTTCGACAATTTCCAAATCCTGCAATTGATACAACACGTCCATGATCTGATCGCGCACAGCCTCAGGCGTTTTACTCGATAATTTTTCGCGAGGGAATCGCAGCGCGATGCGGGTGCGGACAGCTTCTCTCACATAATCCAGGGTGCGGATGGTAGTGATATCCAGCAGCGAAATATCGTCAATACTGTTGGCGTCATGGACATAGGTACTGATCGCGCGAACAATCTGAACAATTTCGCCGGGGCCTACTTCCAGAGGCGTCGCTCCGTTAGCCAGGCAGGATTCCTGCTCTGTCCGGGACAGACGCGAGGCGATGGGCGGCGCGGCGATGCCGGTCAGGGCCAGTGTATTGAGCGGTCTGGCCGGATCTTCTTCAAAGGCGATGACTGCGGCCATTGCCGCCGCGATCTCATAGATCGGGCTTTTAGTGCCGCGTAAATACGCGCAGAGAATACGTCCCGAATTGATCGTGGCGGTAAGCGTTGTTACTGTGCCCAGGGCGTCGTCATCGGCAATTACGCCGATTCCGGGACGCTGTTCCATCGGGCCGGAAACCAGATCCAAATGGGTTTTAAGCGCCGCATACGATGTCGCATCAATGAACGGCACGGCGATGATGTCGTATTGTTCACCGACTACTGCCGCCAATGCCGTTGCCAGCGTCGGGTCGACTGATCCGGCTGTGGTGGCGGTAAAGGTCGCCGTGACGCCGGTGGCCGTGACTGCTGCCTCAAAATCAATCTGGTTGGCCACGGTGCCTTTGTTTTTGGCGGTGAAGGCCAAAGACCCGGTGGTATGCACAACGGTAAAGGGCAGGGCAGGATCATTGTCCAGGGCGGCTTTCAGCGCATCGCCGATGATTGTGGCCGTATCCGTCGAAGTGATGCCTACCTGATAGCGGACATTGCCGACCCACAGAGTTAATGTGCCGCTGCCGGTGGCCGGGCCGGTAATTGCCAGCGTGTGGACGCGGGCGATAGGCGATGTGGCAAAATCGTCGAGAGCGCAAACGGTCAAATCCAGATACGGATTTGCTTTGATGGCCGCTCTGACCATCAGGTGTGCGATGGAACCTTCGCCGAAATACGCAGCGGCTTCAGCGTCGGAGAATACCTTTGTGGCAATAAGCTGTGCCACGGTACCTGCCGCCAGCCGCTGGGCGATGATCAGCATTTTCTGTGCGTTGGCGGGCAGTGTCCTTACCGCCAGCTTGGTATTAAACTCCAAATACTTGCCCGGCTTGCGAATGCTGCTGGGAATTGAAGCAAATGTAATGTTTTCCGATCCCATGATTATTCTTTACCTCCCTTTTCTTTTGCGGATTTCGCCGCAGTTATAGTGGCAACGACAAGCGATCCGTCACTGACCAGGCGCATATAATAAGCGCTGTCCGGCACAGTTTGGGTTGTTTGGTCGTCAATGTATTCTCGCGGTTTTCCTTCCTTAGGGCATTTCGTGCCCGGCGCTGCTTGAACTCGCATTGTGTATCCTCCTTTTTCACCCTCCCCTGGCCCCTCCCCTCAAGGGAGGGGAAGAAAAGGAAGTGTTTCTACGTTTGATCTAGTGTCACGACGTCCGACGCATCAGCGATGTTGTCGTCTGCCGGATCTTGCAAATAATAATTCAGGCCGATGGTCAGCAGATCCACAAGCTCTTCGTCGGAGGTCGGCGTGATGACGAAGCCAGTTTCAAATTCAATTTGAAAAACGATCTTGCCCGCTTTGGCTTCGGCCTCCTCGGTAATGTTATCCAGACGCTTGGGCACGAGCGCCTCTATTTTCAGGCCGAATTTATTTCCCGCCAAAAAAAGAAGTATCGCCAGCAATATCGGATAGACGCCTTTGCGCCGGTCGGCCTCGCTTTTAAGATTTTGGAAAGTCAAAATCACAAACACCTGCGTTTTACACTTGTATTGCGACATCGTGACGGAGACGAAAGTACCGCCGCCTGCAATCACATTGATGATCGGCAGGTTAAGGTTAAGATTGCTGTGTGCCTTGTCTACAGAGACTTTCGTGACGCCGCTGAGTTTAGCGTTGAGCCGGGCGATAATGCCGTCTTCGATTTCTGCAAACATTGTTAAAACCCTTTCATACTGTCGCGAGTAAAAATGCGATCACTTACTGATTTATTGCTTTCTGCCCCTTCCGACGTTGACGCAGCCGGAGGCGGATCAACGCCCAGGGACAGAAGCCCCTTGGCTATGTCCTTGAGCCGGGCGATCGCATTATCATAAGATTTTTGTACGTCCTCGGACACGGTGCGCCGTTTGTAGAGATAATAAATCGACATATCAAGCGAAAGCCCGGCGACGACCGGTGGCACCGTTGTGAAGGGCACCGCGTACTTCACGGCACAATAGCCGTCTATCTCAGCATCCGCCCGCGCTATAGCCTTCGTGACGTTAGCCGATATAATCTCGCCGATATTGTCGTCATCGGTTAATTGTTTGATGATCTCTTCAGACAGCGCCTTTTTAATATCTGCTAATATGCAGTATGCCATTGTCGCTTAGCTCCTATGGTATCTTGTTTAAATTTTTCACGGTATAGATATAGGCCCCCGTGGCTTTTTTACTTTGCGGCCCATAAGTAATTTTTACGGTTACCCGTTTATTTTCTTTTTCCAGATCGCTGTTGATGATGGCATTTTGCGCATCCGTTATTGACAAGTCGTGCGTCGCTGCCGCTGGTGTAAACGACGTCCAGTCCAGGATCTGCGCGCCCGTTTCGACATCGTCAATCCGGTACTGTGCCGCAGTCGGGACAACGCCGACGCTGCTTTCATCAGCAAACGACAGCCGCAAATCTAAAGTCGAATTTTCGTTGATAATTTCCATTTTGTTTTCCTTCCCTGGATTCCCGCCTCCGCGGGAATGACAACGGAGGCGGGAGCAAGGATTAATTAGCTAAGCGTAATTGCCAAATCGACCGTCCACGTCTGGCCGCTAATTTTTGTACCCTGATCGGAAACTTTACGATTCATGTTTTTTGCAGAATCGCTGTTGCCGTTAGCGACAGTGAATTCCTTCCACGCATGGTTGCCATAAGATCCACCGACTACTCCACGCCACGTTACAGTCTGGCCAGACCGGGAAGGATAGGTCGATGCCATTGCCGCATAATATTTATTCGTTACGGCCTGCAAACCCGTCTGCGAGGCTGCTGCTGCTGTATCGCTGTCGCCGATGCCGATGTAAGAGTTGGCTTCGGAAAACGCTGTCCCGCCTGCACCGATAATTAAATCCCACATCTCGGCAATGCCCTCATTCAGAAGAACATTTTGCTTAAAGGTGCTTACTGCGAATGGCGTACCTGCCATAAACGCCGCGTCATCTGCATATTTGCGGATTGTCCATACTTTGGTAAGGACACCTCTGTCACTGACGAGACGAATCTTTCTGAATAACCGTAAAAGTGCTTCCGTAATCGCTGTTAATTTTTTCATAAAATCCTCCTTAAATTTTTGTAAAAGTAATATTCCCTTTTTTAGGTGTCATAGTTATGCTTCCCTTCCGGGGAGACATGCTCATTGCGCCATGCCTCGGCACAAATGTAATGTCTACACGCTTCGCGTCCTGCCTGTAATTGATGACTACATCCACGCCAATGCCGCTGTCGGCCAGTGAAACCAGTGTTCCGATAAAGCTAATGGTATCCATGCCAATGCCGGAGTCAGGTATGGCCAGAGACACGTTGATCGATGGAGCGCTGTCATCGCCGGTGCCGGTGTCGATGATGGAAATTAACGCGGAGACAAGGCTGATGATGTCCGTGCCGGAGCCGCTGTCGGCCAGCGATAGCGACACATTGATTGCCGGTGATATATCCGTCCCCGCACCAGTCTCAACAATCTGAATAAGCGCATTGAGTTGGGCAATGATGTCCGTACCTTCTCCTGTATCTGAAATATTCAAGGATGCTAAAAGCCGCGCTATCGCGTCACTGCCCGCGCCGGATTCAACGACGGGAATTAGTGCGCTGAGTTTTTCGATGACATCAGTGCCGGTACAGCTTTCCGCTAATGTTATCAGCGCAGATAATTGCGCTACGGCATCGCTGCCGGAGCCGGTATCTGAAATATTCAAGGAGGCTAAAAGCCGCGCTATCGCGTCGCTGCCGGAGCCGGATTCAATGATAGAAATAAGCGCGTTGATATTTGCCACAACATCAGCACCCGCGCCGGTATCTGAAATATTCAAGGAGGCTAAAAGCCGCGCTATCGCGTCGCTGCCGGTGCATGATTCAATGATGGAAATAAGCGCGTTAATATTTGCTACAACATCAGCACCCGCGCCGGTATCTGTAATTGAAAGCAGCGCGGCAATCAAACTAATAACATCAGCACCCGCGCCGGTATCGCTAACGGAAAGCGACACGTTGATATTTACTGCATCTGTGCCCGTGCCGGTATCTGTAAGCGAAAGCAGCGCGGCAATCATATTAATAATATCACTGCCTGCGCCGGTATCCGTCAATGCCAGGGAAACATTAACCGCAACGGTGTCGGTACCCGCGCCGGTGTCTGTGAGCGCCAGCAGTTTGGTAATTAAATTTACGGCATCAGAGCCGAGTCCGGAATCGGGCACGTTAAGCAATACATTAACAGCGGGTACGTCGTTGCCGGTGCCACTGTCAGCCAGCGACAGATTGACTTTTATTTGTGATACGGAATCGGTGCCTTCAGCCGAGTCAGGAAGCGTAAGCGACACATTGATGCCTGGCAGATCAGCGCCAATGCCACTGTCGGATATGGTAAGCAACGCGGAAATAAGCGCAACAACGTCATTGCCTGCGCCGGTATCTGTCAATGCCAGGGAAACATTAACCGCAACGGCGTCAGATCCCGCGCCGGTGTCTGTGAGCGCCAGCAACGCGGCAATCAGGTTGACCGCATCAGCGCCGAGACCGGAATCGGGCACGTTTAGTAATACATTAACAGCCGGTGAGTCGTTGCCGGTGCCGCTGTCGGCAAGCGAGAGTGACACATTGATTGCTGTAGCGTCCGTCCCTGTGCCTGCATCCGGAAGCGTCAGCGACACATTGATGCCCGGAACATTATCTAATCCGTAACCGGTATCCAAGACACTAACAAGCCATTGCGCAAGGTTAACAACATCGCTGCCGGAGCCGGTATCCGTCAATGCCAGGGAAACATTAACCGCAACGGCGTCAGATCCCGCACCGGTATCCGTGAGCGCCAGCAGTTTGGCTATCAAATTGACGGCATCCGCACCGAGGCCGGAATCGGGCACATTTAGTAATACATTAACAGCCGGTGAGTCGTTGCCGGTGCCGCTGTCAGCAAGAGACAAATTTACTTTTATTTGTGATACGGAATCGGTGCCTCCAGCCGCGTCCGGAAGCGTAAGTGCTACATTAAGCCCCTGCAGATTATCTGTGCCTGCGCCGGTATCCGGTATGCTAATGAGTCGTTGAATGAGATTAACAACATCACTGCCTGCGCCGGTATCTGTCAATGCCAGGGAAACATTAACCGCAACGGTGTCGGAACCAGCGCCGGTATCCGTAAGCGCTAGCAGTTTGGCAATTAAATTGACGGCGTCAGAGCCGAGTCCAGAATCGGGCACGTTTAGTAATACATTAACAGCCGGTGAGTCGTTGCCGGAGCCGCTGTCGGCAAGTGAAAGTGACACATTAATTGCCGCAGCGTCCGTACCTGTGCCGGTATCCGGAAGCGTAAGCGATACATTGATGCCCGGCAAATCAGCGCCAAGGCCACTGTCGGTTATGGTAAGCAACGCGGAAACAAGCGCAACAACGTCATTGCCTGCGCCGGTGTCTGTCAATGCCAGGGAAACATTAACCGCAACGGTGTCGGCTCCTGCGCCGGTATCTGAAAGCGCCAGTAACGCGGCAATCAGGTTAACCGCATCCGAACCGAGACCGGAATCGGGCACGTTTAGTAATACATTAACCGCCGGTGAGTCGTTGCCTGTGCCGCTGTCGGCCAGGGCAAGAGATACATTGATTGCTGTGGCATCACTGCCAGCGCCCGCATCCGGCAGTGTAATCGCTACGTTGATACTGGAAATTATATCCGCGCCCGCACCGCTTTCCGCGACGGTTATTAATCTTGATACGACATCGATAATATCATTGCCGGAGCCGGAATCTGAAATATTGATCGAAACATTGAGGCCGGAAATGATATCCGCGCCCGCACCGCTTTCTGCCAGGGCCAGTAATACCGATAAAAGGTTTACTACATCCGTTCCTGTGCCGGTATCACTAAGAGGCAATCGTGCAGATATACCGCTGCCGAGATTATCCGCGCCCGCGCCGGTGTCAGAAAGAGCTAAGCCAACAGCAATTTGCGTCACGGCATCACTGCCTGCGCCGGTATCAGTCAAATCAACATTAGGTGCGCCGCCCTCCTGCAAAAGAGAGGTCATATCTTCAGCACATATAATGTCTGATTGATTTTCGATTGATATGTAATCTGTCATAAAAACCTTTGCTCTTACAAATTATCTTCCCAACCCATGCATCTCAAGCTGCACGAAGCATCAGAACTTGCCCAATATATATTTGTTGATTCTAAAACCATTTCAAACGAATGACTTAATTGCAAAGAACCTGACACGACGCGCGTCCCAAAGGCAGGAGGATTTGATGTAGAACTAATCGCACCATACGAATTGTTCGGCGCAACCATCGCACCTCCTGAGGTTTGCGCGTATGACCCAAATATAGCAGCAGCTGTAGTGGGTACATAATTGCTGACAGATACAGATACCCATGTCGGAGTAGTTAAGCTGCCAGCCGATCCTGAAGCCATTGATGGCAACGCTGTCACATTTGACCCGGATGCGACCTTGTATTGCACCCGGCGTCCATATTGGATAAACGATAGCGGATAATAATTCGTTGCGCTCTGTGTTCTAATCCAGCCGACACGCGCTTTATAAGTGTAGCCGGTAGGCAAAGTAGGAGATGTGGCAGACGTTGATAGCAACCCTGCGACAGTCGACCCATTATAAATAACCCATACCGAGTACCATGTTGAATATGCTGCCGAGCCAGTGTCGAGGCCGTTCGCACCGCTGGTAGTAGTCGCGATGGTCAGTGATACCGCAGATAACAACGCACCCAAATCCGATGCATCGGTAACCATAATTTTATCCGCTGTCACAGATACATTAACGCTTGTGCCAGTCGCCGATAATTTTAAGTTCTCAAATCCTTTTGTCGCTTTTGACGATAGCATTGCCTTGAAATTGGCAAAGGTTATATATTTGCTGATATAGCCGGAACTGTAAATACTCAGAAGAAGGAGGTCTGCGTCCGCGACTGAGGTCACTGCGTCTAATTGTGATACAGATTTATTCATTGCTTTTTCCCCTTATTAATTTATCCCCATCCGTAGGCTCATTAACCTCACCATAAAAGCCCCCTCCCTACCCCTAAGGAGGGAGCTTCTAGCTGGGGTTAAAACTATTTATCTTTTTTCTTTTCTTCTTTGACTTCCTCGACAACAAGCATCGGCTCTGCCTTAAGAATGTCGTATGTTTTTTTGTCCACTTCGATTTCCTGGGGCGTTTCTGTAAATTTTTTCCCGGCCCGGTGGAAGGTTTTTGAAATTGATCTCACTGATATAACCACGGTAATTCTCCTTTCTTGTTTTTAGATTGCCACGCCGCCGAAGCGGCGTCTCGCAATGACAATTTATTTTCTATGCCAGCCAGGGCACGTTAACGGTCTTGACCGTGTTGTACCAGATGTTGCTGGCTCCGCCTGCCTGATTGGCCGCATCAATGGCCGTCTTGGCTGCTGATTCCAGCGTCGGGCCGTGGACAAGATGCGTCGGGATAACACCAAGCGGTGTTACGCCATCTTCACGAGTAAACGACATCATGGCCGCGCGCGCTGCCGCGTAACTGGTGGCATCAAGAGTTTGCTTGCTGCCGTAGCATAGTTGCCACAGGCCGAACCCGACGTTTTTGCGGTCGTCAACGCCGTACATATATTTCTTTCGCATGAAGACCTGCTCATTATCGGGTTTGTCCATCGCAACAAATTCCGGTGTTTTTCTGACCTGTAGAATTATGGGTTTGATTGCCCTGCGCAGATCCATGAGGAACCACGGCGCGCCGGAACCTCCGCCGCTATTACTGACTACAGCACCGTCCGGCCCCCAGGGATGGTCGGTATCGCAATAATACTGGTTGTCATAGCACTTGCTGGTAAAAGCCAGTTTCAGCAGGGCGAACACGAGAATGTCGGGATGTTCTTTGGCTGCCTGAGCAAGACCCTGAATCATCGGCGTGTACAAACCGATATTGTCGTCATCAATGTCGTCTCTATCAACGCCGATGGTGGCTTCATACGATTTGTTTTTGATGGTGAAATCAAATGCCGATAAGTCTTTGATGACTCTGTCGCCGATCCACTCTTTCATCATGGGGAAATCGGCCAGCCAAGGATATCCCTGCTCTTTAGATGTAGAGGGACAGCGCATGGCCACGAGGTCGCACATGCTGGGCGCACCCTCAAATGCCTGGTTGAAAATCACTTTAAACGATTTATACATCGCTTGCAAATTTGCCTGATTGACTATCATTTGGAAAAATCCTCCTTTTAAAAAAATTGTGAAAGGTGAATGGTGAAGAGTGAATTGTTTTTTATTCACCCTTCACGCTTCACGTGTTTTTATACTGTACTTAACGTAGCGCCGTCGTTGACAACAACACGCCATACCAACGCGCCCGCTTTCTTCACGGCTTTGAGGACGATGGTATCGCCCGCGTCGTTGAGCGTGATGGTGTTATTACCTGTCTGATTGATCGCGGAAGCGGCGGTGATAACGCAGTCGCCGCCATCCACATCCATGCTGATGCCGATTTCTATTCCTGCTAGTCCGGGAATAGCGATGGTGCGAGTTTCCGCGCCCGTTGTGGTAATTGCAACGGTACCGGACTTGGTCACAGGGATTGCGCCCGATGCACCGGGATCAGTAATGGCTACTGGAATTTTGGGATATATTTCCTGTAGAGCGCCTTCCACATCTGTCTGCGCGGTATGGTTCCCGGCGTCTGTAATTGATATGGCCGAAGCGGCATGGGCAGCTGATGTATCGGCAATGTGCGTGGCCACATCGGCCTGTCTGATTGCCGGTTCAATATCAATAAAGGCATGGGTAGAATCGATATACTCGGCGATAACACCGCAGAAAATATCATTCGTAGTGTTTGCTGTTAGATCGACGGTCTCATCATCCACAAGGAAAACGTTGTCGCCGACATTGGCCTGGGTAATGGCATGGCCCAAAGTAGCCTTTACAAGTCCGCGTCTTAATACCAAGCCGGTTAAGTCACCATTGCTGCCCAGGGAATTATCCACATACGCACGGGATATCCCCTGGAAAATCAAGGCTGCCGTATCCGCGCCGGGTACAAGAAAACCTGCCGCGTTCACGCATGCCCACGCGCCCGCAAATATTTTAGTTGCTGCCGCAACGGGTACGGGAACTTCCACGCCTTCTTTGTATTCCGTTTTTTTATCTGCCGTTAACGCGCCGCGCTGTGAAAGCAATGTCCGACCGAAAGTGCCTCTGCGGTTCGGGTCTGTCAAAAATGTGAGCAGCAATATAAAAATCGCCGCTATAATTAATCCGATTAAATGTAACATTTGTAACCTCCTTTAAAATTCGTAAATGGTGAAGGGTGAATGGAAAAAGACTTCACTTCTCACGTTTGTTATTTGTCGTATTTTTTATACGTCTCTTCGTCGACGCCCATCATTTTATTGATGGATACCTGCGTTTCATCCAGAGCGCCTTCGACATGTTTGTCTTCGTTCACCACTCTGCCCATGACGACGACCACGGGCGCTTTGGCGACGAAGACCTTGAAACCTTCCAGATCATCCTTGGCATACTTATCGGCCCAGTCTTTCTGCGCCGGTGTGATCTTGCCTTCCTTCATGGCCAGGGCCACGACTTCGGTTGCGTCCTTCAGCGTCAGTTTGTCCTTGAGATCTTTTACGGTCTGAGCTAACCCGCCGACCTGATCGTGCGATTGCTTCATCGCCATGATGGTGCCGGTGACTTCGGCCTCGGTTGCCGTCTCCGGCAAGCCCAGCGCCGTCAGGACAGCTTTGTTCGCCACAACAACGACGCTACCGCTCTTGAGTTTATTCACCATCGCGATTACTTCGGCTTCAGTCGCCGTCTCCGGCAAGCCCAGCACTGCAAAGACGCCCTTATTGGCCACAATGCCTATAAGTTTGTTTACTGCCGCGATGACGTCGGCTTCGGTTGCCGTCTCGGCCAGGCCGAGAAGTTTCAACAATGCTTTCATCGTTACTTCCTCCTTATTTTCAAATTGGATTTGATATCCCGATTTATTCACGAGCGGCACCATGCCGTCGATATTCGGTTGATTGGTGAGGGCCATATTGATTAGTTCGACGACCCTGTTGTCGGATATCCGTTTCAGAAAAACCGGCGACGTGTATTTATATTCCTTGTTAGCCAGATATTGTTTGGCCCTATCCGTCCAGTTGACAACAGCCCATATTCCGTCTTTGCCCTTGTCGATCAGTTTGGTAATCCATCCGGCTGCCGGGGCCTCCGTTCCCTGAAGAGTCTGGTGCTCGTAATCAATGACCATTTGATTTTTTTTATTTTCAAAGGCGGCGATCACGATAGGAGCGCTTTGTTCGTCCAGAGTGAATGGCCCTTTCGGTGTCTGGATTTCGACGCCGTAAGGAATCGCCTGAATTTCTTCCGGGACGCCTATTATTTCTTTGCAGATTAATTGCAGTAGATGTTTCATTACATATCCCCTTTTTGCTGTAGGTAGTTTCTCATGCCGTCGCGATAAAGAACGGCCCCATCGACTTGACCCGCCGCGATTCTCACCCAGGGACGACCTTTCATGCCCTTGACTGATCTGACCGGGTGCGATGCGCCGGGCCAGTAAAGCGCCTGTTTGCTTTTGGGCACGATCTTTGTTTTATGCGGGCCGTAAAGACCGGTGCCTTCGTGAACATAACCGGCATACGGCGCGGTGAAAGCCAGCGTGCCGCGTGTTCCGTCATCATTAACGCGGCTTGTGCGCGTACGCTTCATGTTGCTTGTTTTCTGCGGCGCGTCTTTGACCGAGATCGCTTCAACCGTGGTCAGCCAGTTGGTCATGCCCGCCCTTCGTGCGGGTTTCATGTCATCTCGAAGGTTTTTAAATAACCTTCCCGGATCTGGCTTTATGTTCATGTTTATTTCCATACGTTCACCATTCACTTTTCACGGTTTCACGCGCTTAATCACGATTCCGTGACAATGCGGATGATACGGCGGCAATAAGCCCCTGGCCACGAGGGCCTCTGCATTGGCGACGGTCGGCGCAATTTTCTGGATGTCCTTCGTGTACTGATCAGGCGTCATGCCCGCCTGCTTGGTCATTGTGTTGTAGGCCGTGGCCACGCTGATGACTTTGCCGTTCATCGCCGCGCAGAAATCGCATTCCATTGTCGGCTCGTAAACTTCCAACTCGGTGATCCCGGCTTCGTGGAGCTGCGCCGTTGCCGCCCAGTTCTGTGCCCTGGTTACTGACGTATCGATGATCCGGCTGACCTGAAAATCTTCCAGATCGGAAAGTTTCTGGCCGAAGAGATCCCGGAAGGCCTGATAGTTTTCCGGCAGGGCGCGTTTGAATAATGCTTCGCCGTCCTGCAGGTAGCGCTCCGTCAAAAACGATTTGACGGTTTCGACCGCGTCCGGATTCTGCACCCACTTGGAAATATAAAAATTATCGACTTTGGACAGGAAGTTCATGGCGCGCAGATCCGGCCCGCCAAAATCGGTGATAGTTATATCGGCAAAGCGGAAATTCTTATAAATAATTTCGACGGCTTTTTTGATGACCGGCCTGTCCACTACGCTGAGGGCCGCGCCCAGGATGCTCTGTATGGAGGCGATGAATTCGGCCTGCGTGGGCGGCGTCTTCTGCTTTTGCAGATAGGATTCGATTTCGTCAAGAGCGCCGAAGCGGGCATTCTGCAGAGAAGGTTTGATGGCGGACATATAGGCGGCGACCCAGTCGGGCGTGCCTTCTTTGTTGACCATGATCTTATTGGCCTGGCTGATCGCGTCGGGCGCGGGATTAAAACCTTCACCCAGGGAAAAAGGCTGCGCGGCTTTTAGTGTTATTTCTCCCTTTTCCGGTACGGGTATGCCGAAGCGATCATGAATGTGGCTTGCGGGTATGCCCTCAAAACCAGCGTCCTTGACCAGCATGCCGTAGGTGCGGGCAATCTTTTCGAGATCTTCGCCTTCTTCAAAATGCAGTTTGAATATCGGCACGCCTTTGCCTGGGCCGTAATTAAAAATGACCCAAGGTGCGAGCATCTTAAATTTTATCGTCTTCTGTGCGGCTTTAGCGTCCGATTCTATGAGATCATGCCGCACGGCTTCCGATGCATTTTCTCCGCCCAGTTTGCCGGGTGTGCTTTCCGCGCTGCCGGTGTGGCCCAGCACGCCCTTGCTCATGGCCTTGTCGCAAAATTCTGCTAACCCTGAAAAAACACCGGTATCTCCCTTGCGTGCCGATTCTACCAGTTCGATAATCGAATTATCCGAGATCACTGCGGCGGCATCGACGCCCAGGTTGAAGACGGCTTTTTTGAGCGCGTCCTTTTCGGGATCGCCAGCGCCGGGTTTGTATTTGCCCACGCGCATCGGAACGGCAAACAGTTCGTTAAATATGACCCAGTCCTTGATGTCGTAATTTTTAAACAGGTACATATAAGAGCAGGGCCGCAGTAATCCGCCGCGCGCCGTCGCTCCGGAGCGGGCCTTGTACTTGTGCAGGATGAATTTATTCGGCAGAAGATCTTCGCCCCATACAGGCGCTGCATCGGTGATCAGTTTAGGCATCTTTAACAAAGCGGCAGCAGAGTTGAAGGTGAAGCGCATCTGGTTGACCCATTCCGTCTCTTTAATCCATACTTGGCCTTCGGACATGTCCCACATGATTTCCTGAACGGAAAAGCCCTTACCGACGGCATCGAGCATGTCAAGAAGCATATCCTCAAAATTTTCCATGTACTCGATCATCTGGATGGCGGCTTCGGCGATCTTCTTATCCTCGGCGGAATCGGATGCCGGGAGGATTTCCCACTCCAATCCGGTTATGGCCAGCTTTCTGGTTTGAAGAACGCCGCCGAGATGCAGGTCTTTTTCTTCCATTTCCATAAACAGTTCAGCCTGCCGCGTGATATCGCCCTGATCAGCCTCTTTGAAGATGGTCGCCAGGCGTTGCGGAGTCAGCCCCTGGGAGGGGTAAGAACCATACCGATCCCGGACGGTTTGAACCGCGACTTCTTCAAGAATCGGCTTATTTAATTTGATTTCTCGATTATATTGGTCGTACAGCATGATTATTTAGCCCCTGCTTCGCGCGACGTTATGTTTATAAACAGTGTCAATGAAACTCCCGCCCCAATGGGAGGGCAAAACTGCTGTGGGGCATTTTTGCGGCCTCATCAGAAAGCCCCCCTGCTAAAAAAACCGCTTTCATTTTTAGATTCGTCATCAATATCTCTTCCCGATGCCCACCTGTTGGCAACCGTCTCGTATTCTACCGGCCCGCCGTTCCATTCCTGCCTCGTTGCAAAGCAGGCCATTGCACCGGCAATACCGGAATCGCCGTGGCGCTTTTTATTGTCCTTGCCCTTCTGCCGGATCTCTGGAAGTTTGGCGACTCCCTTAATGACTTTAAAGGCCCGGTGATCTTCGATGACATCAGCGTCTCTGGCCATCGTTATTGTCTGATCCTCAAATGCCGCTTTATAGGCGGGCATGTTTTCGCGGTACCATGCCTCGGTGATCATGACCTGCGCAATGCGTCCTTCGCCGTAACGCTGCATGGCGCGTTCCGCCAGATACTGGCCGTTGCCCCTGGCATCGAGCGCGCCGAACTGAAAGCGCGGCAGGCGATCGCAGATGTAATAGAGGATCTGCTCCTGCTGTTGGAACGGCATATTGCGCAGTTCGAGCTGAAAGAGTTCGCGCCAGTTGGCCTTCTGGTTTTCCAGCCAGAATTTCATGACGGTCAAATCGCCGGTGCGGGCAAAGTCCTCGCCGAAGACGGCATTTTGTTTTGAATCGATGCCAACAAGAAGAGGCTTTAGAATTTCCTCGCACCAATCGCTTACCTCGGCATGACGGATATGATCGGGAAGCGCGCCAAAGGATGTCTGCTGTTCATAGCGGATCACCTGTATGTCGGCGCTGAGGCATTTCTCGATGACGGCGCGAGTAAGGAAAACGCCGGTGCCCTGGCTCGGTATGCAGAAAAGTTCTTCATCCGCATCTTCGCCGTAGGAATCAATGATGCCCTGCCGCCATGTTACCTCGGCCTCCGGCGACCATTGGCGTTTCAGAACTTCGCAGATACGTTTATAAAGTCCGTCTTGCAGGGCTTCATCAAACGTCACGCGATGGAGGCTGTAAGGTTTCTTGCCCGCCCGGATATCCTGGATAACGGAGTTGAATTCGTTGCTGTCGCCGAAGTGTGTGGAGATAACGCGAACCTGACCGCCCCACATAAGCAATGCCATTGCCGCTTTCAGGAGGCCCGGCAGATCGTCATGGAAGGCCGCTTCGTCGATAACCACACGGCCCTGCTTGCCGCGCAGGTTTGTCGGCCTGCTGGAGAGAGCTGTAATGCGCCAGCCGGATTCAAAGGTGATTTTATAGGCAAGGATCTTCTGTTCTTTGACAATGCCCTGGTCATCTTCGTCCGGTTCTTCATATTCATTAATGGATGATACAGCCATATTATAGGCGCGCGCCCAATTGGCGCAATCGTTGATAAATTCCAGCGCCATGTCTTTGGTGTAGCCGATGTACCAGACGTTGCGCTTTTCGCCGTTGCCTTTCTGTGATGCGTAAAGGGTATCGTCAGCGGCCTCGGCCCAGGAGATGCCGACACGCCGGGATTTTTCTATGAACTTGACATCGGCCTGATCCGCCACCCATCGTTGCTGATAGGGCAGGAGGATGCCGGTTGAACTGCGCGCCTGATCAAATTCGTTTTGATTGTTTTCTTTATCCACTTTAAACTATCCCCAAAATACGCCGCGAAATATCTCTTGCGTCAGCATCCGACATGCCGCCTTTCTTGACGGCTTTGGCTACTTCCGCCGCTGCCGCATTAACTTTATCTCTGAACAGGCCGTTGCTCTCGGCCTGTTTGAATTTAACGACTAACGATCCCAGCTTTGTGAGACTATCCATCAGAGCGCTGTCAATCGCGCCGGGTTGTCTCTCTTCGGCGTGGGTCAACTCCCGTTCCAGGAGGGCTTCCATGCGTAGGCCGAAGTTTGCTTTGCGGGCGCGTGCCTTATCCCATTCGTCGAGATCTTCACCCGGCTTTTTGGTCAGGCCTTTCCATGCGGATAGTGTCTGCCGGGATACGCCGAGTTCTGTTTCGATGGCGGAAAGGGATTTCCCGTCGATGAACATCTGCCGGGCAACGGGTTCAAGTTGTATCTTGATTCCTTTCTCAGCCAATTTAAAACCTCGTGAATAGTGAATAGTGAACGGTGAAAAAAATAATTATCAAAATCACCCATGCAGACACTGAAACAATTAACCGAGTGTTCCACTCAAAGTCATCCATCCAATCTAATAGAGCGTAAGCCTTGTCACCTGCCCAATCCATTACCCAAAGCAGAGAATAAAAAAGGATTAACGGGAAAAAGACTAACGACAGAATCAATGATTTTAAAAGTTTAATGATTGCCTTTTTCTTTTTACTATTCACTTTTAACCCTTCACCATTCACTAGCGAAGTTCCTCTTCCAGCCGCTTGATCTCCGCCTGTGCGGAAACCAGCTCCGCCCACTTTGATTTCAGTTCATCAAACTGATTGTCCACGATATCGATCGGCAGATCTTCCGGACGCTTTAATGAACAATCAAGATTGATGCTGATTACCTGTGAGAGATTTTCAATCTCAATCCGTAATTGTTTTGCTTTATGCTCCAGATTCGTCAGTCTCACTTTGCGCATTGCGTTGAGTGTGCTCATTAGATCAACCTTCCACGGCTTCTTCGTCGACAAGCCGCATTGCTTTTTTCTTGCTGATTCTTATTACCGGGCAAAATTGATTTTGATTTATTGAGTCCTTACATTCGGTCATTGTCTGGATGTTGAGAGTGACGATATCGCGCAGGTCATTCGTCACCGTGGCGAAGTCCTTGCATAAAGAGACATTGGATTTGTACATCTCGCGTTGCTCATTCATGTCCTTTTTGTATTGGTCAAGGACGGCCCACATCCGTTTGTTATCAGACCACCACAAAAAAATAACCAGGCCCACAGTCCCGAAATCGCCCAAAATTTTTAAAACGCTCATTATGCCCAGTTGATCCACGTCAGTCCCTCCGTTGTTCGTAATTTGTCTGACACCCTATGCACCGCTCCGCACCGGGTTTTGCTTTCAATCTTTTTTTCGGGATCGGCTCTCCGCAATCCTTACAATTCCTCTTTTTCACCTCGCCCTTGAGGGGAGAGGGTAAGGGAGAGTGTGATTTTTTAAAGTGCTCCTTCAGCGCGGTCTCCCGGAAAAGTGCGTCACGCTCCTGCGCCTGATCAAAGATGTCCACCCGCTTTTTACTCCTCCCGGTACGTCTGCTCGTAGCACTTCACCGTCTTCTCCAGCTCCTTCGCGTAGATGACAGTGTTCGTGCTGTTTGCAACAAAATTTTTACCGCCCTTTTCCCATGTTGGCGGCAGCGGACTGCGGCAGAATGGCTTCACCAATACAGGTTCGGGGCAGCACGCTGTTATTAAAAAAAGCACCGAGACAATCGTTAATGCGATCCATCTTTTCATTGTTGAATCCTTCCTTCTCTTTTTCGGTGAGGCTTGCCGCCAGATTACGCAGCGGCTCTGCCTGCTTTTGAATTGATTTCATTTCGATGTCCGCAACGCGGGCCGCCTGAGCGTTGCGGTTCATTGTTTTGTTGGCTGTTGTCAGCGTTTCGATTTGACCCTTCTGTTTTTCGATCTTTGCTTTTTTAAATTCGAGGTTGACACGCTGTGTGGCGATGATCAGTGCTGCGGAAACCGCCACGACTGCCAGCAAAATCCATACTTTGTATTTCCAGACAAATGATATGAATGCCATGTTCTAAACTATCTCCTTAATCCACGCTCCGATTTATCCATGCGGAAAAAAATTGTCGCATCGCTGGCCGCCTCTGAATCAATGTAACGTAGAACTGCACACGCTTGATCCGTATCGAATTAAAGAACGCCACACGGCGTTCTCTTGCTTTTGTATAAGCATTTATCCAGGCTATTGTTTCAGGCGTGAATTTTGCGGGAATCGTCGGGATGGGATTGCCGGTCGCCCAGTATATTTCGATGAGAACCTTCGTGAGCAATCTCTCTGCCGCCGCGCCGCCCATGTTCACGGATTCGTCGCAGAGTTCATCGGCAATGCCCTGAGATTTTAATTTATCGAAATGAAATTTCAGCCAGTAGTCGCGCTCGTAGATCATGCGCGCCTGATCAGGTGTGAGATGTTTAATGATGAGTCCTTGCTTAAGCAGGCTTGTGCCGTATTGAGAAGCCGCTATGCCGTACTTTGTGCCCAGGAATCTGCCCTGGCCTTCTTTGCCGCCCGTCCAGTTGCCCGGATCGTGGATGTTATTGGAGTAGCCGCCCTCATGCGGGAGGATTGTGTTTTGCCACACCGGCAAAAAATCAGCCGCGAAAACCGGCTGAGCAATCAAAACGAATATGAATATAATTGTGGCGATGATTTTCCGCATGTCTCGCACCTCGCTGGGTTCCTCCTCTATGCGCCTGCCGGTTGATCGGGCGGAATGGCGACCGCCCGATCAGTTCCGGCAAGCTATAGCGAGGAGATGGTCATGTCTGGCTTACGACATTAAAGGATTGTTAAACGGCGGGCTACCAAAGCACTTGAGAAAATGGCAAAAGAAAACCCCTCTCTCGCGCGTGCGAGGAGGGGCTGGGAAGGTTTGAAAATAATTATAATGTATTATTTATTAGTTCTATTTTCCGTAGTTAATAAGCGAGCCAGTTGTTGTAACCCGTTTACGATATCTACGGTGTCATTTGTTATATTGAATTTCTGTGATGCGAGGTAACCGTCTTGCAACATAATCACTATAGTGAATCCTCCATGACGATCGTCTTCTACTGTTATATTATTTAAAGTGCTCATGAGACCTCCTCTTTATTCAAACAACTTACCTTGCTGTAATTTCCCGCGTAAAATATCACGGATGCGCGTCTCCGTCAAGCCGTAACGCCGCGCCAGTTCCAGATGGTTGAATCCGGTGAACTCTTTGCGGATCCGTTCATCGCGTTTATCCATGAGCAGGCCGTCGAGTTTGCGGAAATAAAATCGCGTGCCGCCGAGGTACTCACTAAGGCTCAGTGTTGCCTCAACGCCGATGATTTCCGCGATGTCCTGGTAACATTCAGGGAGACTTTCGGTGGTCATCTCGGCAGCGATTTCTTTTAGCCATTCACCTTTCACTATTCACCCTTCACGGTTTGATGATCCAGCATTTTTTTCAGTCCTTCTATAACGGTCGAGGCTTCCCAGTCTTTTGTGATGCGTTCTATTCTGTAAAACTTTTTAATCCAGTGATGAAAGCCATCTTCGACACGCCACTTTATTTGTCCGGCCAGGGCGTCGATCATATCAAGCTGTTCTCTCGACGGCATGACAACAACATTTTCCGGACGATCCTTGCGGGGCATGGATCGGAAATCCTGAAAGGCGTTTGTTCCTCGTGTATATTTTTTTCGCCTGGGAATTTTGAAGCCTAATGTTTTGAAATGATCGATCAACTTCGATGCCTGATGATAATTCAGATCCGTGCATGATGATGCCTTGCATTGAAGCCACAGAATGTCCCTGTATATCTGATCGGATAAACCGAGATTGCTTACTGCTGTATGAATTATCTTGATTTGCAACGGTTCGATTTTTTTAACGGGCCGTTCTATTTTCACACCGGTATTAATCATGATCTATGCCTCAAAATGCCGCAAATATAACTGACTGTAAAAAACAAACTCACAAGGGAAATACCCCACTGCCCGGCTGTAATCGTGGCGTAAATCCAAAACGGCTGGCCGCACAGGCCGCAAATGAAACCGAGTTGGTATCGTTTGCCGGACAGCGCCCAAATCGAAATACAAGAGAAAAAGAATATGGCTACTTGAATAATCATATTTTTTTACCTATGCCGTTAACAATATCACGACATCGCTGCATATTGGCTTCTGCCACCTCAGGAGGAACGCTCCTGGGTGTTTCTTCCTTCTCCGGCCTGCCGTTCCCGGCCAGTGCGTTTCCTTCGCGCACGCGCAGATCCTTTTCGTCCTGTTTGGATTTTCCTTTTCCTTCGCGCTCGGAGATATCGATCATAATCTGTTTTAGGTAATTATGATTAGTCAGGTGCTTTTTGAAATCCCTTTTTATCATGATGTCCAGCGCCTCGCCGATTCCGGCGTGACTGATTCCGTATGTGACTTTTTCAAACGCGAATGATTGCGCGTCGAATAACTTTTTCATCTCTTCGATGATGAGCCGCAGCTTCTTGGCCTTGATGTGCATGGGCGTGACGCCGAATAGCTGCGCGTACCCCATGACCAGGTGCGCATACCGCGAACCAAAAGAGGGCAGCGCGGCGATGACGTAACGTAAATCCTTGTCTGTAATAACATCCATAAAATTTATCTCCTTATTGCAGTGTGGGCAGTGATCGGTCATTTTTTAGTTTCCTTATGTAACATCGCTTTTGATGTGACTTTTAATGATAAACAAACAAAGCCCTCCTGAAGACCATATCGTCGATCGTATAGTATATGAGTTATTCTGGCCGAGATTGATGATCCCGTATAAATCAACGGCTTTCCTTTTCGCATTTCTGCGCCGGAATATTTTGTCTCTCTTAAAAGCAATCTATCACCGGTGCTGAAAGTTCTGTCATTATAGCGAATCTCGCAAGACTTCTCCTCGTTGAAGAGATATTTAAATGGAATCTTGTCGCATTTTAATTCGTGTACCATTGTTATTTCTCCTCACATTTTTTATCCAGCCATTGACAACTAACGCCTGCTATCTGCCAGGCTTTTCTGATGATCGTCAGCGGAAGGCTGACAACAAAACAAACTATGATTATCCAGCCGATTAATATTTTTTTGATCATGATATTTTCCCTTCGCTTTCTCCTGGATTCCGGCCTTCGCCGGAATGACACACTTTATTTGGTAAAAAAAACTTGTATGCCAATATCTTTTCGCGTGGTTCATTAATAGCCTCCGATATATGAGCAAGTAGAAATTTACCTGCTTTCGCAAGGCCAAAAATAATTACTCCAATTACCAGTAAGGTAATCGCGATCAGGAAAATAGTAATTGTCATCAAAAAAAACATTTTAGCGACCAATGTCACCGCCTGACCATAATCAACCATTACAATGCCTTCCATAATTCCCTCCTTTTTAAACTTCGTAGTCTTCGCATCCTTTTTTTTCTCCCGGTTTGGGTATTGATTCCGGGAAAAACTTTTGTTTTTTTAAACAATACGCCCATCGCCAAACGTGCGGTTCATGCCGCCATCCATAGTGCGCGCATGTTGCGCAGATCCTCTCCAGTGGCGCGCTCAGTTCAGGACTCATTTAAATGCACCGAGTGTACCTATAATTAACGCGATGCATGGCAGGTGTTTGTCCAACCAGGCCATAATGCGGCGCAGGTGGCGGGGCGGATATTTAACTTCTGCATCGCAACAAGTTTCAATTGAGAAAAGAATCCGACAATTATTTGAATATTGCGGATCGTGTTGCATGCACGAATCTTTTGTACATATCGGTTCGCTAAAAATTAACTTCTTCATGTTTTTATCTCCTGGATTCCCGCCTGCGCGGGAATGACAAATTATTTTTCCCGGCACTTTTTCCAGCCGCCATAACCGTAATCACTTTTATATTTTATTTCGCAGTCCGCGAAATCCCATCCCGCCATCGCGCAAGCGTCACGTACGGTCGCAGCGCGGTCTTCCCACCATTCGTTTGTTTTTGTATTTCTGATTCGATATACTTGTTTTGCTTTTACCATTTACCATTCACCCTTCACCCTTCACTTTTCACTCTTCACGGTGTATTCAAATTCCTCTTTCGGTTTCCGCTCCGCGCCGATGAGCACGAGTTTGGCGTCCGGCCACTTTTCTATTTTGTTGCGGTCGAGCGATTCGACGATCTTAATAACATCAATGAATTTGTTTTCCTTGCAGGCTGCCAATGCTGTTTTGGGAATGCTGACATGATCGCCTTCGTTACGGATCAGTGAGCCATGCGGCAGATTGACAACGTCGGTACCGTCAAAAAGGACTCCTTTGTTTCTCTTCATTAACGTGGTGAGTTCCTTTTCCAGCGCGCTTTTGTCGTTACGCAACGCATCGAGAAACTCTTTATAGGGCAACAACACTGCTTCCATTTCGGCGTTCGCCTTTGCTTCTAAATCAGTTATGCGTTCATTGATGTGTTTCACAAGAAGGAGCTTTTCATTTGCTTCTTCCTGGATTCCCGCCTTCGCGGGAATGACACTTTTCACATTTCTCTTTCCACTCTTCACGATTATGTTGCCTCCATTTCAAGTTGAAGTTGTCCGAGATAGGCGGGCAGAGAAACTTTTTCCGCGAGTGAGTTTTGTTTGAGGATGATCAGTGCCTTGATTTTCCGTTTGCGCAGGTAGTCAGTATATTCACTGCCCGCAGCGGGTATGTAGTATCCGCCATCGTTCTGAGAGGAGGATGAACATATCGCAACGCCTTCATCCCGCAGGGCCGTGATTAATGTCCGCAGGGCGCGGGTGTCGTTGATCTTATCGTTCCAGGGACGATCAAAGACGATCTCATAAAGCGCGGTCATACTGATGGCGTTAATTTTACCGACGTGGTTAAACATTTCCGACTGCAAACGGCTCCTGTTCTCAGATGTATCGATTTCTCTGCTTTTTTCTTTTTCAATCATTTTGTGCCTCCTTTAAGATCTCATCTCCTCGCAAAGATTTAATCTTAATGCGGCGCGTTCGGGGAACGCACCCTACCTCGTGAATATCCTCAGGCAGATCGGCCCGAAATGGAGCACCGCAATGATGATGACGGCCCAGCACAGGATTTCCATCGACCATTTATACAAAGGCACGCGCCTTTTTTTTATCGGCATTTTCTCAATGTACGGTACAAAGTTTTCAATCATGTTTTCACCCCCACCTGGCCTCCCCCCTCAAGGGGGAGGAACTAATCCTCTAATCCGTCTAAACTTCTAATCCTCTTTCCCTAAATCGCCATGACGACGTCTGCCGTGACTTTCTTTTCTCCCATTTCAAATGCCAGGTTCATGGCCCGCGCGGCGTAGTTATTGACGATCAGCGGATAGGCGTGTGATACGGTTTTATCGCGCCGGTCTTTGGTTGTCAGTCGGCGGCTCAGCGCGGCAAAGGCGTTATCATCGAAAATGTCTTCGATCTTCACGTTGATGCGTTTGAATTTCAGTTTTAAATATTCTTTCGTATTGCCGTTGAGGCCCTTGATTTCCGCCGTCTGTATTCTGCGGATCACTTCGCGCATTTCGATGTGCGCCTGCTCATTGAAAAGGTTTTTCAGTTCTGTCTGGCCCACCAGGATGATGCCCAAAAGTTTTCTGTAGCCGTCTTCCATTTCGGAAAAGCGTTTTAAATATTTGAGTGTGTTGGTGTTCAGATCGTGCGCTTCCTCAATAATAAGGACGGCCCTGAAATTCTGCTTTGCCCTCTCCAGCAGAAGTTTGTGCACCTGGCGGGATTTTGACTCTAAAGTTCTGGCCGGTTTTTGTTCCGACAGATCCATGATGATGGCGTCGCAAATACTCGATGAGTTGACTCTTGTTTTATCGATCATCTTGGGGAAAATTACGATGGTGTCGCCGTCCTTGTTTAGCTGCTCAATGACCTTGCGGCGTATAACCGATTTGCCGCTGCCGACCTCGCCGATGACGGCGAGAAATCCCGCGTGCCGCGCTGTGTCCAGCATTGCCGCTTCGATGTAACGATGTTCTTCGCTCATGAAAATGTCCGAATCCTTTTGAATGTCGTCAATAAAAGGGTTCCTGAATATTTTAAAATGTTTCATTGCTTCCTGATCTATCATCTCGACCTCCACGCTATTGATTAATTGTTCAGGGTTTCCCGGCACGATTGCCGCTATCCGTCTTGTCGCCCACGTTCTGTCGCTCCGTCCTGCCGGAGCAACTGCGCGCAAATCCTTGCCCAGCGGCTGCCAGATGTCTTCAATTTTCATCTGCCGTTCGATCAGCCACTGCATGGCTCGCGGGTTGGCTGATATCTCCGCTTCTACGATTGCTTTAAAATCCAGCCGCTCTTTCGGCATGTATCCGCGATTGAACGTGAGGTTGATCGAGGCGCGGCTTAATTTCGTAGCCTTGCCGATCAGCGTCTGACTGATGCCGCACTCCACGCACACTTCTTTTAAAATGATTGGCTTGAAATCCATCTCGTAGGCTGATTGTTCGTTTACTTTTGGTCTCGCCATTGCCATCTCCTCTTTTCTGTCATTCCCGCCTGCGCGGGAATCCAGTATTTTTTATCCTGTCGCTTCCATTGTTTCTTGACCCTTGACCCATGACCCTTCAATAATCGCCCCGATCACCTCCTCCGCTTCGTTTACTGTGATGCCTTGCTCGTATTTTTCGCGCAGTTCGTTATTCAGCGCCGGTGTGATGACACCGATCTCCGCGCGTAATTGCTTTAATAATTCGGTAAAGGATATGCGCCGCGTGGCAATGCCGCGCGAAATTTGGGATGCATCCACCGGCGTTGCTGTGTTAACCGGCAATTCAGGTTCTTTGATTTCCAGCGGTGTGCCTTTGCGTTCGATAAATTCGATGTTGCCGACTTTATCGGCGTGATTTCCGAAGACTTTAAGCGGCGACTCAAAGCCGACAGGCGGGGCCACGGCCATGCGTTTGTCGCCGGTGCCTTTCCATGTGATGCCCCAACTTTCAGCTTTGCCTTCCATTTCTGTTTTTGCTTTTTGCGTTTCGGTATACTTCGGTGTTTTGTATTCGCCGTAGGGCGTACCATTGCTCACTCTTCCATAGATGTCTTCAGGAATAGGCTCACACAGCCAGACGTTGCCGTTAAAATGTACTTCGACATTCGGGTATTCATAAGGATGCCGTACAACGTTGACTTTCTGGCCAGCAGCCATTGAATCAGGAATCTGATAGTGGCGATTGTCCACGCTGATCAGCCGCGATCCGTCCGCTATCCTGGTGATCGTCGGCTCTTTGATGAGCAGGCGGTAAAGTTCCTCTTCCGGGCACAGCCGCAGTTGCTGGGCCGTGATGTTTGACCACATGTTTGATCGGGGAGCGACGCCGCGCATTTTCTTTTCGGCATTGACCCATATGCACCAATCCAGCGCCCAGCGGTTAAGTTCATCCAATCCTGATGGACGCTGAAATTTGAGGCCGGATTCAAAGGTATTGATGTAATGCATCAGGCCTTCGATTGCGCCCTTCGCGCGCGGGTTGCCCGGCATGTGCAGTTGCAGATCGATTCTCAGGGCTTCCATGAGCGCCTGATTGGATTTTGCCGTGAGGATGGAACCTCGGTCGGATACGAGTATGAAGGGAACGCCGTGGAATTTGTATTGGCCGAGCTTCGCGCCGGATTCGCCGTTCCACGTTTTTTTTATAAGGTCGTCTTTGGGCCGCATGGCGCGGAAAAGAAAATCGGAGCCGTCCGCCGCACGTTCGCCGGACGCGTAATAATAAAGGAAGAAAAAAGCCCCGGAGCAGTGATCAACCACGGCGTAGCGGAGGAGTTCTTTTTTGATTGGTTTGTCGCGCAGGGTCTTGACGATTTTGTTTTTGTACATGGTCATTTGGAGGTCGCGCTCACCCATGCCTTTTTTATCATCGAGAAAATATTGAAGGCAGTTGGTAACATCGAATTGCCAGACCTGATTCGGATGCTCGGAAAGCAGGCGCTGGTGCGGCGATGGCCGGAGTAAGTCTTTTGCCGATATTTGCTCTTCCCGGAGCCTCGCGACAAACCGGTTGGTGGAAACACCGCCCGTCTCAATCCCGGAATCTTCCAGAATCATTTTTGCGTAGCAGGCTGGCAGGGGGATTTCGTTGGATGTGCGTCTGGATGTCAGCATAAGCGTTGATGCGTTGAGAAGAATCTCACGCGATGCGCTTGATTGACCTTTTGTTTTGCGCTCCTTCCGAAACCGAATCCCCCGCGCCGCCGCGTAACGATTGATGCTGGCCGGTGTGACACCGTAATGCGCTGCTAGTTTCTTTGTTTTTTGTGCAGCTTCTTTGGGCGTGAGGCCGCGCAGGCTTGATTCTACGTGGTTTAAAATGGTTTCCGATACTGCCATATCATTTACTCCGAGTGATTATTCGCGCTGGTTTTTTTCCATGCTTTTTTAATTCCGCAATGGCGTTATTTACGCTGAAGCCAGGCCAAACATGTTTTAATTCCCGGTTGCGGAAATCTAGGATCACTATATGAGGTCTTCTTTTTCCCATTCACTATTCACCCTTCACTGTTCACTTCTTGGTCTTCTTCGCCTTCCGCTCTTCCATCTTCGCCGCCACTTTCTTACCCATGCCCTTGCCCGCTGTCATGGGCAGGTTGTCGATAAGCACGTCGGTAGCAGGAAGTTCAAATTCGGAAATTTCCCAGGGAACCTCTTCTGCATTTTTGTATTCTTCATGCAGGCCCAGGCGCTCTTCCATCGTGACTTTGGACATGAATATATAAAGGTAGTAGAGCTGACGCAGGACGACTTCCGGCGCTTTGTGCGGAATGATTTTTTTCTTGATGTCGGATACTGTGGTGAGGAAATCTTTTTGCATCTGGATGAGCATGTCCACGCCTTCCTGCTCTTCCTCGGTGAGTTCGGATTTTTCGACCGTGCGCTCCAGGCGTTTTAGTTCGCGCTCCATTTTATTGATGGTGTCTTCCTTTGATTTAAGGAGGCGCTCTTTTGTGCGGAGCGTGGTGTCGGCCTCGTCTTTTTCTTTTTTGTGGTTCTCTTCGAGGGTCTCTATTAGGGATTGAATCTCTTCGGCGTGTTCCTGATCGACCGGGATTGTTTCGCCATTATAGGTAATGGCATTTCCGTTAATTCCGGAGTTTACCTCCGCATTTGAATCACCTAAATACTTGATTTTATTTAATGTGACTCCAGAAAACCGGAGGAAATCCTCCAGAAATTCGACTTTGAATGGCTTTAAATCTGCAAGCTGTTCATCAATCCATCGGCGGTTTTCACCCACATATTCACAAAATTTTTCCCAGGACATATCAAAGAGATCACGATATGCTTTTGATTCCTTGATTTCTTTCATCTTTAATAGATAAAAAAAGCCTGATTGTGATTTTTGAAATTTCAGAGTTTTAATAGAACCAGCACCCTCAAAAATTTTCGCTATTGCCGCTTCTTTATCTTTCTGTTTTTGTTCGGCTGTCTTTTCCATGTCGCGCTTTATTTTCTCAGTGCCTTCGGCATGCTTCTCCATTGCGTTGGTTAATAATTCCGCCTCTCGTTTTGACATTTATCTCTCCTCCAGTTCTGTTAATTTTTTATCAATGACATCTCTGTCGTTTAATAATTGCGCTATTTTCTTCGCCCGGAATCCCGCCATCTTCATTCCGATGATGTAGCCGTCACCGATCTTTTCAACCCAGCGCATTTCCGTCATCGTCCCGACCTGACGGAAACAACTATCAACGCTCAATCCGGTCGCGCGCGCTATATCCGTGACGCTGATCGGTTCCTTTGCGTCTCGAATGACTTCAAGAATTTGATCCGTCACCATGATCACTTCAATTTTTCTGCAACTCTTTGCCGCCATCGCCATCGCCTCCTTATTATTTAGTCTCAACGCCCATCAGCTTCACGAAGCCACGTTTATCCCGGAAGTAGTCACCCTTGCCCGGTTTGAAATGACAAACAGCCACGGTGCTCTCCACCTCGACATCAATCGCCATGTCCGCTGGAAATTGTTTCAATGCTTTAATGAGTTCCCCGACATTCTTTGTTTCAATCGCGTTAATTATTTTCGACATCGCCATCTCTCCTTTTTTTTTAATTTGATTCGACCAGGGCTTTCTCCAGCCCTTTGAGTTCCTGATTTTTTTTTGTGATTTCTTCTTTGAGTAATCCGATGCGCGCGCGGACAACATCCTTGCCTTTGAGCGCTTTGTAATTGCCCGCCTCCGCCTGAATAAAAAGGATTTCCCAGTCGCCGGTGACAAAGCAAAACGCCGGAATTATTTCTCCAGGCATGCCCCATCGTTTATTGCCGTTAAAATCAATGCCTTCATTTGACAGATCGCGTGATTCCGCCGTCCAGCCGTCGAGCGTGCTTTTGGGCACCTCTATGCCGGTGAGTTTGTAAATCTCGGCGCAAAGATCTATGCGCCCTTTTCCGGGATTGTTTTTTACGTAATTGTCAACTGCTTTAGAGGCGGCGTGGCGTAAACGCATGCCGATAGCCATACTGCCTGGACTTGGCGGTGAATCAGGCTCTAAAAGAGCAAATAAATTAGCCTGCTTTTCGTTGTCAATTTGTTTGTGTTTTTTTGACATTGCATTCCTCGCTATTTTTGGTAAGATAAAATCAAAATTTAAGCGGCCTTCCTGGGGAATAATTCTTCCTCCGGTTTGCCGAGTTTCGCGGCTATTAGTTGCTTAATTTTTGCGATCTTTTTTCCGTTGCGGGCGACGCCCTTTTTATGCCCGCGAATAACTTGCGATACGAGCGCTCCTGATGCTTCGGCCTCTTTCGCAATGTCTTGCAGTTCGATTTCGTCGCCTCTGAGGGCAAGTAATGATTTGATGTAGCGGTATCTCTTTTGGTCGTCTTTGGTTAAGTGTTTTACTTTCATGATTGAACTTATAAACTGCAAAACGCAGTATTGTCAAGGAAAAATATCGCAATATGCATTCTTTTTCTGAAATAGTTGAGAAGATTAAGGAATTAAAGGGGCTTAAACATGATTATGAAGTCGCTGAATTACTTAATATTAAACAAAATACCATCAGCACCAATAAAAATAGAAATAGTATCTCAATTAAAAAAATTACTGCATTTTGCCATAAAGAGGGCATATCATTAAATTGGTTATTACATGATGAAGGGCCGATGAAAATCTCTACAAAAAATTATCCAGAGAATCATGGTTCTCTTAATACATATATGTTAAGTGAAAATAAAAAAAACTCCTATCCAGTTACTTCTCCATCAGGTTCTAATGATTCCGGTATTGAACCGTCTCTTCAAGCGATGTCAGATATCAAGGAAATTTTTGATTCTGGCGACCCTATTCTTATTCCCGCTATTCAGGCAAACTTAAATGCGTTCAAACGTGCTCTTTTACGCGAACGACAATTCGCGCAGGTCATCGACGAAAATAAAGATTTAAGATCAAGGATTGTCAAACTGGAAAATTTATGCAAATCTCTACAGGGAAAAGTAAATCGTCTCACGGCTACATATGAAGACCCAGAAGGAGATTCAAAGGATTGCTCAAATCACGATACCAAAAAATAGGGAATGTGATATATCTGAATTAATACAAATTGGATCATAAACCATGAAAAAAATAATTATCTTTATTGTTTTGTTATTTTTATATTCTGGTGTCGTCAACGCCGAAGGAATGTTCCCTGGTTTAAATAAAAAGATAGAACATCACTCACTGGGCACCACCATTAAATCTGAAATATCTATTAAAAATATATTGCGCGAGGCTAACCTTGATTTTAAAGTAGAGGATGCTTTACCAAACGATGGGACACCTAGACGAATTATTACCGCGAAAAAAACTGGAGCTATTTTAAATATTAATGGAAGGCCCGATGTGATTTCTTCTTTTGTTATTATTGTCCCTACTGATGACAATATCGTAAATCTTAATTCGCTCCTTGTAATGGGGGCCGCTTTAGATACTTTTTGCACCCATAATTCATCAGATGGTGGCAAATTGTTTTTACAAAAATATTCAAATTTTATCAGTAGTAATAAATTAAAATGTAATGGAATAGTTGGTAAGTGTAAGTATGAAATGATTCAAAGTGAAAAAAAAGCAAAAAGTCAATTATTTATAGTTACTTTTGAACCTAAAAATTAAAATGTTTTTAAAAAGGTGACCATGAAAAAGTTTATATTATTAATTACTATATTTTTCTTTTGTTTTACGGCGCTCGTAACTGCAGAAGTGAAGAATGATAACGATTTATTAAAAATACTCAACAATCCTAAAATTATAAAAGATAAATACTCACCCGATCCGAACGTTAAAATCATCAAAATGACTTTCACAAAAAAGGTATCTAATGAATGGGCCGATATATGGGAGGTTGAAACAACATTGAAAAATTGTTATAAAATGAATGTTAGTTGTCATATATATGGTTCTTTTGAGTATAATGATGATTATTCTTATAATAATGACATGGATGAGTCTTGGGGTGTGTTTAGTGGTTTGGCTATAAAAAAACAAGATATCTGGATTGATAAAGAAGTGATTAAAATAATGAAAAAAAAAGAAAAATATATTGACCTATTTAAGATAAGAATAACCTGTGATCCTATTTATTCTGAACATTCTAATGAATATTATGGTGGCCATAAATATTGGAAGCAATTTGCACCGGGAAAATGTGAGTAAAAAACCGCCCAAAATATTTTCTCTCAGATAATCAAAATAGATTTGATTAAGACCCGATATTAATTAATTGTAAAGCATCTGTAAAGCATCGTGTAAGTCACTTATCGTGATTTTGCATACTTAGTTATCACACCCCTCCACA